GTCTTGGTCCAAGTGGGCTAACAAAAGCAGAAAAGAAGTTATAGAAATGACTAACCATATGATGACATTGAAACAATGTGAAGATAGGTTAAAGTTTTTAAGAAGAACACGTGGGTGGTACAAGTAATGTCTGCCAAGAATAAAGCTAAAGGTTCAAAGTTTGAAACAGATGTAATGAAATGGTTACGCTCTAAAGGTTACACATCAGAACGTTTACGTCAAGCTGGTGCTAAAGATGAAGGCGACCTTGTTGTTTATGTTGCTGGTACACCTTATCTATTTGAATGCAAAGCAACCATTAAGTTAGACTTACCCCAATTTTGGCGTGAACTACAAACAGAAGTAATAAACTACGCTGAAGCAAGAAACTTAAACGTTGGACCTATTGGTTACGTTGTTGTCAAAAGACGCAACGGAAGCATTGAAGATGCTTGGGTTATCCAATCATTAGACCAATGGAGTAGGCAGTATCAACCGTGAATAATTTAACTGGTGTTAGTTTGTTTGCAGGCATAGGTGGATTTGAAATCGCTATGCAACGTCAAGGTGTAGAAGTTGTTGCGTCTGTTGAAATAGATAAACACGCAAGTAAACTTTTGCAAGCAAGATTTCCATTAGTAAAACATTTTACTGATGTCAAAACGGTAACTGGAAAGGAATTAATAGATGCAGGATTTAAACCGGAATCAGGAATCATTACTGGCGGATTTCCTTGCCAAGACCTCAGCGTTGCTGGACGCAGAGCTGGTCTTGAAGGAGAACGGTCAGGACTCTTTTGGGAAATCGCGAGAATCCTTGAAGAAACAAAAAGCAAATACTTCATCGTTGAAAACGTCCCTGGTTTATTATCCAGTTCCAAAGGTAAAGATATGGGAATCGTTATCGGAACGTTGGTTGAACTCGGGTATGGCGTGGCGTGGAGAGTGCTTGATGCGCAGTACTTTGGAGTACCACAACGGCGCAGAAGAGTCTTTATTGTCGGATGTCTTGGAGACGAAACAGGTGCCGGAAAAATACTTTTTGAGCGCAACGGCTTGCGAAGGGATTCTTCGCAGAGCATCACGCAGGGGCAAAAAACTTCCACAAGTATTAAAACAAGCTTTGATAAGGCAATCTAATAACAATGTGGTTTATTAAAACAACAAGAAGTGGTGCAAGAGATTCTGAAGGAAATCTTCCACCAGAAATTTGGACAGAAGGAGAGGTGCACCCAACATTGAATACGTTTGATAATGGAGATTCACGGTCTGTTGCAATAGTATTTCATCCACACAGACACGATGGTGCACGAATACAAGATAAAACGTCACATACTTTAACAGCTTATATGGGAACAGGTGGTAACAATATGCCAATGGTAACTCAAGCTTATGATGAATTTAATGATAGTATTGCAGATGTTCATCATACTTTAAGGTCTGGAACTAAGCAATCAACTGGAGTTTTAACTAATACAAAAGTTCGCAGACTTATACCGTTAGAATGTGAAAGATTACAAGGATTTCCTGATGGTTGGACAGAAGGCCAAGCTGATACACAAAGATATAAACAAATAGGAAACGCTGTAGCAGTACCAGTAGTTGAATGGATAGTCGGACAATTAGTGGACTATGACAAACAAACACGACCTTGAAACTGTAGTTAAATACTACGGTGGAAAAGTAAGAACTAGCACAGGGTGGCAAGCCACCAAGTGTGTGATACATCCTGATGCACACGCATCAGCAACCGTGAACATACGGGAACAACTTTACAGTTGTTTTGTGTGTGACCTTTACGGCGATGTGTACGAACTGATTAAGAAAAAGGAAGGGATAGAGTTCAAAGATGCTGTCGCTAGAGCAGAAAGCATTACTAACGGAAACCGCAGCACAGTACTACGAAGCACTAAACGCAGAGACAGCCTCTTACCTCAAATCAAGGGGAATAAGCAAAGAGGTGGCCGCTACATTCCTGCTCGGTACAGTGACTAACCCTGCACCAGGGCACGAACACGCTGTTGGTGCGTTAAGTATTCCTTATCTTACTAAAGCTGGTGTTGTTGGTATTAAGTTTCGTAAGATTGATGGTGGTCAACCTAAATACATTTGGCCAACTGGGCAAAAGATTGGGATGTTTAACGTTAACGATTTAATTTTGGACACAGAAACAATGTGTATCTGTGAAGGTGAAATTGACACAATAATTTTGTCAGGGATGTGTGGTATACCTGCTGTGGGTGTGGCTGGTGTGACACAGTGGAAAGACTGGTTTCCTATGATGCTTGAGGGATACAAAAGAATATTTGTTTTTGCTGATAATGATGTTAAAGAAGATGGCCGTAACCCTGGAATGGAACTGGCTAAACGTATTAAAGAAGATTTGAACGGTGCAGTAGTTGTTAATCTACCTGAAAACAAAGATGTTAACGATATGTTTTTACGTGAAGGTGCTGACTGGTTTAAGGAGAAGATAGCGTGACAACAATACTTGGCATACAAAAACCAGACCACTGTTTACTAATCGCAGACTCACGTGTAACAGATGACGGTGGCAGAACCTACTCACACCACGCAATGACCAAAATAACCAAACGTGGCAAATACCTTATTGCAGGTGCAGGAACAACACAACCTTGCGACATCATTCAACACATATGGAAACCACCAACACCAACACCAACCTCATACAAAGACCTATACCATTTTATGATTGCAGAAGTAGCAACATCAATGCGTTTAGCTTTAACAATGAACGGGTACACACCTGATAAAGAATCAGACGAACCAGATTTTATATTCTTAATCGCATTAGGAGGCGTCATCTTTGAGCTGGATGATTCCTTATCGGTACTAATGCGAGATGACGGTATCTATGGCATTGGTTCTGGTTCTCCTTATGCCATAGGTGCATTACAAGCAGGTGCAACTTGGAAACAAGCAATGCAAATAGCAACACGAAACAATGTGTTCACAGCACCACCATTTATTACACATAAGCAGACTAAATGACAAGAGAATTTGTTGGCGGACCAATGGATGGAACACAAATACCTTTAGATGATGATGATTTAACGGACGAAATACACATAGATATGATAAACTTAAACGGTGCAGTAACTGTTCACGTTTATTCGGAAGATGAAGAAACCGGTAACTATAAATATGATGGCGAATTTCCGCCAGAAGATTTATATGAAGAGGAAGAAGATGAGGATGAGTAATGACACAGCAGGAATGGGAACAGGTGCTAATGCTACTAATGAACCAGGGGTTCAAGATAGTGGCACACAACAGGCAAACGGAAACAATAACCGTAAAACTCCCACAAACTTTTTCTACGACCACCCAGCAGTCAAAGACCACGGAAGCGGCATAGCTTTACAAGACTTAACATCTTTTATGGAATCGTTTAACGACTATGTGATGAGCCGTATCAAAGGTGTTGGTGCTGACCAGTATATGAAATCAACAGGTCAGTTGTTTGAAACGTTTACTGTTAAAGAAACAGTTGATGAACTGTTGGCAGAGTTGGCTGACACTATTGCTTACACCAATTTTATTGCTATCAAAGTGATAGCACTATCAAATGCTATTAAGGATAAACAATGAAACGCATAGTAGTGCTATCGGATATGCAAATACCATTGCATAATAAACCAGCAGTAGAAGCAGTGATTAGATTTGTTAAAGACTACCAACCAGATGAACTCTTCTGTGTTGGTGATGAAGCAGATTGTTTAGCACCAGCACGTTGGTCTAAAGGATATGCTGCAGAATACAGTAATCTACAAGCAGACTTTGATGAAACAACACGCATTATGAAAAAGTTTCGCAACGCACTTGGAGATTATCCATTTCACGTTATGAGAAGTAATCACGGTGATAGAATGCAAAGATACATAGAAAAATATGCGCCAGCATTATCATCACTACGTGATTTAAAAATTGAAAAACAATTAAAGTATACAAGAGAACTTGATATTACTTACCATAAACAATTATGGGAATTTTATGATACAGGTTGGGTTCTTGCTCACGGTGATGAAGGACCAACGAGTAGATACCCAGGTGGCACAGCAATATCTCTTGCTAAAAAATTAAACAGGTCAGTAATTTGCGGCCATACGCATAAATTGGGATTAATCCCTCACAGTACAAGTATGAATGGAAAGCAAACTTCTTTACTGTATGGTTTTGAAGTTGGAAACATAATGGATTTGAAGCAAGCCACTTACCTTAAAGGTGGTTCAAGCAATTGGCAATCCGGTTTTGGAATCTTATACATTGATAAGAAAAAAGTAACACCAATACCAGTACCAATGCAAAACAATTCATTTGTAGTAGAAGGTAAAGTATACAAATGGTAGAAGACAAATGGGTACAAGATGTTGTAGAAGTAGCACAAACATCAGCGTACATAATCACAAGAAATTATAAAGGTTTTGCTGAAGCAGACGATGTCAAACAAGAACTACTTGAATGGTCACTGAAACGACCAGACAAAATACAGGAGTGGTTATCACCAGATTTATCTAAACAAGAATACCGACTTGGTATTAAACGTTTAGCCAAAACATTTAACCGTATGGCAGATAGACATTGTCGTAAAGAGAAAGCTAAGAAACTTGGTTACTCAATACACGATGAAGCGTTCTATTCAACAGCACTCGTTGAAGAACTTCTACCAATGGCATTCAGTTCAGACATCATCACCAAAGACCCAGCAAGTGAATACGTTTCATCAGGTGGTGGCGACCCAGCCACAGCAGGTTCATTCCTTGCCTCAATGTATGACATACGAATAGCATTACGTGAACTAACAATAGATTTATACGAAATACTTCGTATGCGTTACGAAGATGGTGCAAAACTTGAAGACATTGCATCATACTTTGAAGTAACTGATTCAACTATTAACAGAAAAATTAACACAGCTATTAAACAAGTAAGTAAAGAACTTGGTGGTGAATCACCTTGGGTTTAAGGGTTTACACAGGTGGAACATTTGATTTGTTTCACGCAGGACACGTAAACTTTCTTAAACGATGCAGCGAAATAGCTGGCATAGCAGGACAAGTAATTGTATCATTAAACACCGACAGTTTCATACAAGAATACAAAAACAAACAACCAGTATGCAACGACCAAGAACGCTACGATGTTATATCTTCCTGTAAATATGTTAATCAAGTTATATGGAACAGTGGTGGTGCAGATTCTAAACCAGCAATCTTATCGGTTCAACCTGATGTTATTGCAATAGGTTCAGATTGGGCACGCAAAGATTACCATAAACAAATGAACTTCACGCAAGACTGGTTAGACAAACTAAACATAAGTTTAATCTACATACCATACACACAAGGCATATCAAGTACGGATATTAAAACAAGACTATGAACATACTGATAGCAACAACACCTGAACGTGAACATTGGTTAGCCGATTGTCTTAAATCTTTTGGCACAATGCCTGTAACAGTACGCTCAGACTATGGTTACGAACTGAGTAAAATCAAATGGGCTTACGAGAACACCAACTGGGACAGGTTTTGGTTCTTTCAAGACTCAGTCGTAATAAAGAACAAACAGTTCTTGCAAGATGGTTGGAATATGCAAACATCTGTTGCAATAAACAGGTCACCTGCACCTTATGGTATGTATCTTGGTATCTATTCACGTGAAACGTTAAGCAAAATGTATATGCCTTTAGTTATGACTAAACAAGACTCAATTAAATATGAAAATGATTGGCACAGAGAGTACTGTTCACACGAAAATGTACCAATAATGTTTCCAGAGTTTAATGATAATCGTGCCAACGGCACAGAAGAACGACACGGCAGAATAAATCTTGTGTTAGAAAACGATTACCTAATCAAATACAAAGGAACTTGGAACTAACCTTTTTGTAGATTCCATTTCTTAAAAAAACGTTCCTCATCTTTAACAGTAATATCCATAAGCTCTTTACTATCCCTTGTCAATTCGTTGCCGTGAATATGGCGCACCATAGCTGGCACGTGAACAACACCACCAAACTGTTGCGCCTGCATATCTAAATCCCTATCACCATACCACCAAACATATTCCTCATCAGGACGAATAGGAAACGAAACATCTAACACCCAACAGTAACCTGAAACCCAACCTTGAAAAGGTGCAGGGTAACCAAGTGGCATACCAAGTTTTTGCATAGTCTCAGCAATCTTATGCAACGGATTATCTTTCAACACCACATCATCATTAAGAACAGCAACATACTTAGCACCCTTAGATTGCGCGTAACCAATACCAAGATTCCACCATTTATGAATATTGAACTCGCCACGATAGTAAAGGTTGATAGCGTTAGGTACTTCAACATCATCAACAGTTCTAACTAACACACGCTGCTCTGAGGGGATATTAGATTCGTGAAAAATATCCTGCAAATACTGTGTCCTACTACCCGTTGGTATCACCAACCATAAATCAGAAACCACGACTAGCACACTCCTTATCAAGTTCTCTCCACGGTTTACCGCGACTAAAGTTAGCTGAAAAAACAGCGTCCTCGCCCTCTATGAGAGTCTGATACATACCCAATCTTTTAATACGCTTACCCAAAATAGCGTTCTCTTTATTCTCCTCAGCAATCATACCCATATACAAAATGCTATAGATTAACTCCAAAGTTTGCCAATCTTTATGATTAACAGCTAACATCTTGCAAGTCATAGTAACAATAGGGCAAAGTTTTTTAGTAGTAATGTCATAGATTAAACAAAAGTCTTGGTAAATATGTTTAGCTTCACCAAGTTTTTGCAGCTCATCAAAATACCAAGAGTCCAACGGAAAATCTATTGTGCCGTCACGCTTCTCAACATAGATACACCAATCATCAAACTTACCACGACCAAAATAAAGTTTAGTTCCGTCAGATAATCTAATCATCAAGCCCAACCACCCAAACAATCTTTATCGTGCACACTAATCTGTTTTAATATAAGTTTTTTAGTTGGTGCAAAAGCAATAAACTTAGTGCAAGTAAAGCACTCATATATCCACTCTCTTGCAAACCAATCACGATAAAACTGCGGGCGCATAAGGTTAGTAGTATCCATTAGCTTTCCTAAACTCTAACGCTTTCTGCCAAGAACCATAACGCTCAAACACGTACTTATGTGCAGCGATAAGTTGAATACGATAATCAGCAGACTTCACAACACCAACTTGTTCCCAAGTTTGGTCAAGCAACTGACCCAAACCATACGCCGTAGAATTTTTATTCTGTGCGTCACTATTCCAAGACGACTCCAACATAATCAGTTCCTCAAGTGCTTCATACTCTTTAGCTGACACCATTTGCCTAGCATAAGAACGCGCAGACATAGGTACACGTTGTTTAACAGGTGATGAAACATAACCTGTAACAATTTTGTTTTCCTCTAATGGTTTATCAGCAGGCAACATAACGGCAAACCCAATTCCAACAATGAGCATACCAAGAATAAACTTTAACTCCATTTACCACTCCTATTCCTAATCTTGTATCTGTCTGGTTCGTTCGTGCCACCCCAAATACCTTTCAGCTCAGGGTCTTTCAGCGCGTAGTCTAAACATTTTTGTTTAATCTCACATCTATTACATATTTTCTTAGGGTTCTGTATTTCAGAGAATTGACCTTTAGGGGGAAAAAATAACTCTGGGTCAATCTCAGCACACAACGCGCCTTTCCAAAAATCTTTTTCTATCAACTCCACTTTGTTTCCCCAATGCTTGTTGTAGTTTCCATAACATAACAGCTTCCTTACCTAACTTAACAATGTGCTTTGGTGGTTTCATAATATAGCCCATCTGTATCTTTTACCATATTTTACACGAGCAGCAATAGCGTAACATTTAGAACATTGAAACGCTGGTGTGTTTTTAACATATTGCCAATTATGTGTGTGCTTGCGTATCATCTTTGCCCCCAATACAACCACAGCAAAACAACAATACCCATAACAATATAAGCTTCAATCATTTTGTCTCTTCCTTATTACACTCGTTATTGCAGGTGCAATACCAATCTTTGTTACATATTGCACACAACTCTTTATTCACCAGCGCCACCAACATAATCAGGTTCAAGAGTTATTTCGTAATCATCAAAATAATCTTTAGCTGTTTCCAATCTGTCGTTAGCTTGGTCTGCTGCCTCATCAGTACTATTTGCAGCAACAGTTAGCCACACATTAGCTTTAACCCTGTATAAGTTAGCCATTATTTTACCCTCACAAGATTAGGTTTCTCCGGCATACTATCCGTCTCCGGAATATAAGTAAGCTCACGAATAATGAACCGAAGCATAGCTTCTATTCTGTCTAAGCGTCCTTCTGTTGTCATACTGACACCTCTTCACAACTAGGACACAACACATCTCCGTCAGGATAAATATGCCCACCCTCGTCATCAAGGTCAATAACATCAGCGCAACTAGCACACTTTGTCATACTATTTTCTTTAGTGTGCTGCTCCAAAAGCTCGTCCTCGCACACTAAACAATAGTTGCCCCAGCTTTGGCCGTGGCAAGTGATTGGGTCAAAAATCATTACCCAATCACCAACTTAGGCAAAGCAATTTCTTCTAACAAAATCTCATCGTTATCTTGAACAAGATAAACTTCAACATCGTTAGCACCCACAGAAGCATCCTCATCGGTAGCAAAATCATATTTTATTAGCTCATCAGCTTCTTCAACAGCTTTTAAGCCTGCCTCTGGACTAAGATTGCCAGTATATTCATCTAGTTCAACAGTAACCCTAGTTGAAACAACTGACCAATCTAACATCATCATTACTTTATATTCGTATTCCATTAGCTATCCCTAGCCCTTCACTTATTAGTAGCTTGTGCCACTAAACCCATACTTTCATCGTCCCCGCACCCCTGTCAAACACATACACGCAAAATTAGGTAACGTTTCTATAACAATTTTTTAGCGTCCCCGCACCTTTCAACCACACCTATGTTTACGGGCAAGAATTAGCGTGTCACGCCAGCTCATAGCACCTTTACCCGACACCGCATAAGTTATTGTGTCGCACCTTTGACAATAGATTATGTAGGCACGCTCCCCGCGCTCTATCTTGATATTGTCCCGCAATTTTGACGTCCCCGCACCCATATAAGCTCCCTTTCAATAAGTGAGAGCTACCAGCTAGGGTGAGCTAGTAGCCCTCGTGTCAATCAATTCTTATACATACCCTAGAACCCAGCTACCCACACCACAACTACTGCAACGACTCGCACCGTAGCAAAGAACGCCATAACACCCAGCGCACCAAGTGTCACCGCATAGAACCGCTCACCCAGCGGGGTTAATACCAAGCGTTCTCTACTCATCACTTGCCCCGCTTCGTAGCTTTTAAGTAGTTCTTACGAACACACTTACCGCACACCTTGTGCTTAGTCATAGCTACCATTAGGTCACTATCGTCCCCGCACTGCCTACACTTACTATCCATATAATCTCCTTTACTTGTCTATCTAGCCACCCTGAGTGACTATGGACACCCCCGCACCAGCTCATAGCGCGGGGGCTACCATAACTAATCAGGAAGCGCGCAACACTGCCCCACACTCAGGACACGGCACATATTCCAGCTTCACATCAGAACCACGTAAAGACTCCACGTGCTCCCATAAATTCAGCTCAGCATCAGAACCAACCCTGAAAGTGTGAACCGTAGGTGAAGCTAGCTCACCGTCAGTGTTCAGCTGACCTTCCAGCTCAGCAACACCAGCGCACTGAACATCCCAGCTATCGCAAACTATCCACCCCTCATCCCACGTATTGAAGACACGGGGGCGAGTATATCCACCGCGCACATCACACCCACCGTGAACTTGCACAATATCGCGCACAACACCGTCAGGGAACGTCACCGTCCACCCCTGCAATGTTTGACTAAGTAAATCCCCGTCTACTTCGTAAGTATTCCAGCTGAATATCTCACTTTCAGCTACACCCCACGACTCCAACCAAGCGGGCACCGCCTCATAGTAGCTATATTCTGAGCTATTAATAAACGCGCTCAGCTGAGCATCCAGCTCGTGGTTATAGTCCAAGTGGTTCACCATATGGTGGAACACTGACACCGTAACCGTGTCACCGTCCAACACCGCAAGCGGAGCTTTACGGAAGTCTTCAACCGTTAGCCCCTGATTGCGTTCGTGATTACGCCCGTAATAGCTTCCACTATCTAACAAGTTCCCACCAGTATTCTCAGTGAGCATCTCAGCTACCACATCAGCAGTAGTCACTCGTTCAACCGTCAACATATACCCTCTATCCCTTGCACCCTTAGCTTGATAAGTTCAAGCTCCCAGCTAGCTATTAGCTAGGCGCACACCCTCAGAATCTTTCAGCTGAGGGATAGCGTCCAACTATAGAGAGCTAATGCGAGCTATATTCCCCTGCTCACGATTGAAAGCTTTAAGAATAGCTTCACGGTGCTCAGCTGGTAAATTACTATCAGTCCAAGAACCCAGTAAATTTACTCTATTAACAAAGCGACCATTAGGGGTTCGTCTATTACCCCACGCCATACGGTAAGTGTTCAACGTGCCGTCTTTATTAATGAACTGCTCCCAGTGAAGCTCAGTCACAAGCTCACCGTTCGCATAAATAAATTGTTCAGAACCCTCTAACTGAACTACCACTTTAACGTGAGAATTACCGTTTACGTTCATAATCTAACCGTCCTAATTTATCTACCCTCAGCTATTACCCTAATAGCTACTACTCACACTAAACGGATAGCTACCACTTGTCAACCACATACACCCACAATTCTTTATGTGATACTCGTCACACCCCACCCCCTCACAAGCTACCAGCTGAACCCCTAACCAACACCCCCTAGATAGTCCGCTCGCCTATACGAATAACTAGCTTGTCCTAGGTGTACAAGTGTTCTCAGCTGGGGAATACAACTACCCCCACTAATGTTCTAGCCCCGTAAACCCTAACCCTCCACCAAACATCAACCCTTATTCTTTGACCCAGGGTATTAAACCCCACACCACGGTACGCACCCACTCTCTTGCATAATATTTTTGATAAACCTTGGTGGTGGTGGGTGGTTGTGTTGAGCCGGTGTGGCTCAAGTTTGGCTTGTGTTTCCGCAGGTCAAAGAGGGTGCGGGAGAAATCGTAAACTCCCACCCTTGTATATAGTAGAGGGGCTTTTAAAAGCCCCGCCCCTCTACCGGCTTGAGGGCTTTCAGCCCGAAAGCTCTTCGCTTCGCTTGGGGCTACGCTCAGAGCGACGAGTATATACGAGGTCGCTCACTCACTACATTCGGTTCGCTCCCGATGAAATACTAAAAATTTTTTTACCTTATGAATGGTTATGACGGGCCATTTCTATACCTAGAGGAGTTACTAGTCTTATGCTTAAACAGCAGGACAGTCTCCATCTACGATTGGCAGCAGGTAAAACTTTGGATTCTACTGAATCTAAGTCCAGGTTGCTTGAGATGATTGCTAAGGGTTTCTCTGTTGAGGATGCCTGTAAGTCTGTTGGCAAGTCCAGCAAGACGTTTTATTATTATACTAAGTCTGACCCAGATTTTGACCGTGAAGTTAAACTTGTTCGCGCCCTTAAAGCCAGGGGTGGTCAGATTTCTGATGCTGATAAGGCTATGACGTTTAGGGATTTTCGTAAAGAGTTTATGAAGTCTGAGACGTTTGCTCATCAGCAGAACGTTATTGACCTTATTGAGAATCGTCCTCCTTCTTGGTTGCATCCTTCTATGATGTATGAGAAGGGCACTGACCAGTATGTGTTGGTCAATATGCCACCTGAGCACGCTAAGTCAATGACAGTGTCTATTGATTATATTACTTACAGAATTTGTGTTGACCCTAATGTTCGCATTAAGGTTGTTTCTAAAACCCAGCAGATGGCTAAAGAGTTTCTTTATGCTGTCAAGCAAAGGTTGACTTCCCCGTTTTATATTGACTTACAACGCAGGTTTGCACCAGCTGACGGCTTTAAAGCCACGGCTGATAAGTGGACTCAGGACGCAATTTATATTGAACGAGAGTCCGGCGAAAAAGACCCAACGTTACAGGCTCTTGGTATTGGTGGGCAAATCTATGGTGCCCGTGCTGACTTGATTATTCTTGATGACTGTGTGACTTTGTCTAATGTTGGCGAATACGAGAAACAGATTCGTTGGATTCAACAGGAAGTTTTGACACGTATTGGTCCTACCGGTAAGTTGCTGATTGTTGGTACACGGGTTGACCCTATTGATATGTACCGTGAGCTTCGTAACAATGACAGGTATCCTGAAGGTAAGTCTCCTTGGACTTATATGGCTATGCCTGCGGTTTTGGAGTTTGATGAAACACCTGAGAATTGGATTACTCTTTGGCCTCGCTCTGATAAGCCTTGGTCTGGTGACCCTGTTGAGCCTGATAAGGACGGTTTCTTCCCTAGATGGGATGGAACTAGATTAAGACAACGCCGTAGTGTTTTGGATTCCAGAACGTGGGCAATGGTTTACCAGCAACAGGATGTTGAGTCTGAAGCTATTTTTTCTCCTGAACTTGTTCGTGCCGCTGCTAATGGTATGAGAGGTTGTGGTCCACTTGTTCCAGGCGCTCCTGGTTACCCTAATGATACTTCTGGTTTTTACACCGTTTGTTCTATGGACCCTGCTATGTCGGGTGACACTTTCACAGTGGCTATTTCTGGTGACAGGTCTACTAAGAAGCGTTATCTTCTTGATGCTTCTAGGATGCCTGCTCCTACTCCTCAGCGTATAAGGGAAATAATTTTTACTTGGACAGAGAAATATAAACCTTCTGTTTGGGTTATTGAAAAAAACGCTTTCCAGTTGTTCCTTACTAGAGATGAAGAGATTAATGCTTTCCTTCAGTCAAGAGGAATCCGTTTGGTTCAACATTACACGGGTGTTAACAAGATGGACCTTGAATATGGTGTTGCTTCCCTTGCTCCTCTTTTTGGTTCTTTTGGTCCTGATGGTAAACCGGCTAAGAATGCTCTTATTGAATTGCCGAGACCAGAGTCTGAAGGCGTTAAAGCACTTATTGAACAACTGATTACTTGGTCTCCTAGTACTAAAAATAAGCAAGATGGTCCTATGGCTTTGTGGTTTGCTGAAACACAGTTAAGGGATTATGTTAACCAGTCCGGTTCTTACGGACATAGTTGGGTTAAGAACCCATTTGCAACACCTAATGCGCTTGCACAGCGCAAGGTTGTTGATTTAGAAGAATATGCAAGACAATCAAAACAAGCCAACATTCGTTGGATGTAAAGGATTAATGTGGCAAGAGACATAAAAGATATTGCGAACGCAGTACAACAACTGCGCCGTAAATACTCTGACCGCGATGCTAGATGGGCTGACGTACTTGAAGTACGTAAAGGCAACATCAACCGCGTTTTCCCAGGATTGTTCCCTGACGAATACCCTAAGCCAATGGTGGCTAACTTCATTGACGTGGCAGCACGTGATATTTCTGAAGTTATAGCACCATTACCTAATATCAGTTGTTCTGCAACTAATTCAATTTCTGACCGTGCCCGTAGCAAAGCTGACAAGCGCACAATGATTGCTGCCGGTTACCGTGACCAGTCTCGTTTGCAAACACAAATGTACACCGGTGCTGACCGTTATATTACTTTTGGTGCTCTTCCTATTATTATTGAAGCAGACTACGAAGATAAGATGCCTAAGATTAGGATTGATAATCCTTACAACTCTTACCCAGAATTTGACCGTTTTGGTCGTCTACTTTCTTACAGCAAACGTTATCTGAAACCTGTTGCTGATTTATGTCGTGATTTTCCTGAACACGAATCTGCTATCCGTGGTCCAATGGAATCTTCTCAATCTCAAAGACCACTTGAACTTATCCGCTACCAAGATAAGAACGAAACTGTTTTATTCTTACCTGAACGCGGTTCATACATTTTAGGTCGCACACCTAACCTTATGGGTAAACTTATGGTTGTGTTCGCTGTTCGTCCCGGTGTTGATTCTGATGATGACCAACGCGGACAATTTGATGATGTTCTTTGGGTACAAGTAGCACGTTCACGTTTTGCTACTCTTTCACTTGAGGCGGCACAAAAATCTGTTCAGGCACCGTTTGCGTTGCCAGCAGATGTTAACGTCCTAGAAATTGGACCTGACGCAACTATACGTTCAGCATCTCCAGAAAAGATTAGACGTGTTGATTTAAATGTGCCCCCTGGATTATTTCAAGAATCTGCTTCACTTGACCAAGAAATGCGTATGGGTTCACGTTACCCTGAAGGTCGCCAAGGCGTAAGCCAAGGCAGCATTGTTACAGGTCGTGGTGTTGAAGCCCTTATGGGTGGATTTGACACACAAGTTAAAACTGCTCAAGCCATTCTTGCTCAAGCATTAAAAGAAGTTTTTGCTCTTTGCTTTGAAATGGACGATAAACTTTTCGGTACTCACGAAAAGACGGTACGCGGCGTTGACGCCGGTGCACCGTATGAAATCACATATACAGCTGGCAAGGATATTGCTGGCGAATATATGGTTGATGTCACCTATGGACTGATGGCCGGATTAAACCCCAACCAGGCTTTGGTATTCGGACTCCAAGCGCGAGGAGACCAATTAATCTCACGTGACTTCCTCCGCCGTCAGATGCCTTGGGAAATCAACATTTCACAAGAAGAAGAAAAAATTGAAATTGAAAAACTGCGTGATTCTTTAGTTGCCGCTATGGCAGCTTACGCTCAAGCAATACCTTCCCTTGTTACACAAGGTCAGGATGCTGGTGAAATTCTTTCACGTATAGCAGCAGTTATTAAAGGTCGCCAACAAGGTGACCCTATAGAGCAGGTAATCGCGCAAGCGTTTACCCCTCAAGCACTACCTTCTGCTGAGGCTGTACCTCCTGGTATGGAACAACCCGTCCCCGGTTCCTCAGGGCAGGTTCCCTCTGGTGGTGCTTCAGGTTTGAGTGCCGCTACAGGCGGTCCTCGTGGTGTTGCCCCTGGCCAAATAGGTCAAGGTGGTAGACCACCAATTCAAAACTTGCTGGCCGGATTAACAGGTCAAGGCAAGCCGACACTGTCAAGCAGTGTCACACGTATGGTACCAGCCGGCTAAAAGGAGAAAAAAATGGCATTCGGTATGAATAAGAAAGTAGCCTTACAAGGCTCAATGGGTAAGGCAAATATGCAACCAGTTAAAAAATCTGGAACCCCATCAGGAGTTAAAAGTCCTGGTAAAAGCACTATGAACTTCAGCAAAGACCCTTCAGGTACTCGCGGCGGTTCAGCACCAAAACACGCAAGCAACTAACTAAATCTTTAGGAGAGTGAACTATGGCAAGAGGTGGATATAGGAAACCAACGAATCCTGCACCCGTTTCAGGTCCAGGTTCACTCTCACAAAGAACAGACGGTGGGCCAGCCGATACACAGGCCGCACGCTACATTTCAGGACTCCCATACGGAGAAGGGCAAGATATGATGAACATTCAACAATCTGCCCCTATGGCTGCTGCTCCGAGCATTGAACAATCAAATATGCCTACGGGCCTCGCTTCAGCGGCAGCCTCACCTATTATTCCTTTAAACTCACCTACACAAATGCCTGACCAACCAATCACTTTTGGTTCTAATTATGGTCCAGGACCGGGACCAAGTGTGTTAGGATTAAGTTCCCCTGGTGAAAGAACCGTTTCACAAATACTTTCAGAACTTGCACAATATGACACAACAGGCGAAGTTAATGCTTTGCGTGAAAGAGCAGAACTTGGTGGATTCTAGTGGCATCTAACAATGACCCAATACTAGATGCTTCTAAAGAACTTTACGCTGCATCAAAAACAATTTCTCTTGCTCCAAGAGAGAAACAAAAACTTGATGGTTTTGCTATGCTTGTCAACAAAAATCGTGAACTTCTTAGCATCCCTGAACAAGATGCACGTCAAGAGTATTTAAAGCTTGACGAAAACTTACAAAGTACTTTAAAACAATTTAATCCTGATGCTAAATTTGCTCAAGAACCAGATAGTTCTATTTTTGGTAATATCAAAAAAAACGTTGTTTCACCTGTTTTAGATAACCTTTCAAAATACAGTAGCCGTTTAACTGAACCTTATCGTGCTGCTAGAGTTAAAATGGTTGATAATGTTTCTTGGGATAAAGCTTGGGAAATGGCACGTGACGGTAATTCTCTTTTTGACAAACAACGTGAACTAAAAATTGACAATTATTATGATTCTCCTGTAGCTAAAATTGCTAAACAAATTTCTACAGGTAAAACTATTGGTGAAGTTTTAAGCACACTTACTACACCTGAAGAAATTGATGCTATGCGCCGTATGCTTGAAGGGGATAAAACCTTTCAAAACGCTATAGCAGATTATGATACAGCCAAGATTTCTCTTGGCCGTGATTTGTTTTATGAAGCATTCAGTATTGACGCAGGTGATTTTGGTGCTAATCGTAAAGCATTTAATGTTTTTTCTGGTGCCGCTGATTTAGCAACACAAATTGCTTTTGACCCAACAACATACATTCCTGTTGCCGGTCAAGGATATAAGATTGCTCAGTTAAGTATTCTTAAAATTGCTGGCGATGCAGCTAAAGTTGAAAAAGCATTTAATGCTCCTTTAGTTGGTAAAGCTGTTAATAACTTTTTTGACACTGTTGGTCCTGAAATTAAAAAGTTTGCTGAAGGTGATAAAGCCCAACAAACTGAAGCTTTTAGTAAACTTACCCGTTTCTTTGGTAAAGACATATCCCTTGAAGGTATTAACGATTTAGCTAAAAATCAAGTTTATGATGCTGTTAGCGCTAAAAAGTTTTTGTCAGAATCAGATAACGCTATGTCACTTGTCAATGGTAAATTTACTGGTGCGTTTCCAACTCTTCCTACTTATGGTGTTGTTCGCCAACTTAAAGATACTTTAAAAGAATCTGTTGTTTCAGCTGTTGGTATTAACAAAATTAAACCCGTTAAAGGTTTTGATATTGAAGGTACAAGTATTCTTTCTATGCTTGATAATGCTGTTAATTTATTAAAAACTGGTGACATTAATGGTATCCAAGAACTTAAAGGAATTATTAAAGATTCTCAAACAGTTGCAGGTAAGTTTGCTAAAAACTGGGAAATAGCACCTGGTTTTAAAACTCTTAAAATTGGTAAAAAACTTACTGAAGACGGTAAAGTAATTGATGAAGGTTTACGTTCAACTAGAGATGTTGTAGCACTTGCACGTGTTGCTGGTTTTTCACGTCCTATGGCTGACGAAATTGGTACTTTGTGGGCTAAAGCAAATGAAGGCCAACGCATTAAGATGCGTGACGGAATCGTTGCAACTATGGCTCATACTATGGGTTTATCTTCTACTGATAGTGGTCGTCAAGTTCTTGAACGCACTCTTGGTATTCTAAAAAATGAATTATATGCTACTCCTTTAAAAGTTAATAAAGGTCTTCTTGATTCTCTTGGTTCACAAAGTAGTTTACTTAAAGAAGTTTTTAACCTTTCAGATGAAGCAATTACTGCTGGTGACAATATAACTATTGATGCTTCAGCTGCTAATGGTGCTCCTCGCGCTGTTGCTTTGTATCAACTTGCTGATGAATTATCTATTCCACCTATTCACGAATGGTATCGTGAAGCGTACAAAACAAAAAACTGGGTTATTAAATCTTTAGGTGCAACTTTTAACAGCAGAATTTCACAAGGCCTTGTAGATACTTGGTCATTTTTAACTCTTCTTCCACGTCTTGGTGTTCGTTCCGTTATTGAAGAAGCAATGGTTTATGGTCTTGTTGCTCCTGTAAAAGCTATGACCGCTTTGTTTACTGATGGTTTTAATGCTTCTCGTTCTATGAGACGTGTTTTACAAACTGTTGATGGTCAGAAAAAAGGTTGGTTTGATGCTGGCCGTCTTTCTATACCTATGAACGCTTGGTACAACTTGTTTCAAAAAGGTATCACTAAAGAATTAAAGATTGCTGCTGCTGAAGGTAAACCTATTCCTGAACTTATGGCTATAGCTATGATGGGTTCACGTAATCGTTTACCTAATGTTTCTGTTAAACGTCACGCAGACCAAGCAAGCCAATTTGTTAAATACAGTTACGGTTCTAAACTTATGGAAGATGTTTCCGTTGGCGCTTCTCAAGGTCAACGTTTAGACCAACTTTCTACTAAAGGTTATGGCAGCCCTGTTGCTATTGCTAAACAATATGGCGATGTTGTTAAATGGAATGTTAAGTTTAAAGAAACATTAGAACAACAAAAACCTTATGGTGATTTTGTTAAAATATCTGTTCCAGATGTTCCTGCTTATAGCAATGCGTATTACATAAATTTAACACAAGATATTTTAAAAGCAGTTGACGGCAACGGCGAAGTTGGTAAAATAGCTATAAGGTATATGGACGATGCTGATACCGCTATTGCTAAAATGGTTGAATATCTTGACGCTCACCCTAATGTTGCTAAAAGATTTGCTAATGCTTACAGCGAAGAATCCATTGACCATACTCGTTTAGCATTTAGTATGTATTTAAAATCTTCTGAACTGTTTCGCAATGCTGATAATGCTATAAGTGAAGACTTATTAAACCTTGTTCGCAAAAAAGTTGTTAAAGAAGATGGAACATCTGAAATAGTTCTTGACGCATATCTTGATGTAGATGAGTTAGTTAAATTAGATAAATCAAAACTTCCTGCAACAATACTTGGTCAACAATATGTTCCAGTAGCATACAATCAACAAGGGTTTATTAAAGCAATTGTTGAAAAAGGCTATACTTGGATGGACCGTCAAGTAGCAACAATGTCACGTGAACCTTTGTTTCACGCAAACTACTTTTTTTACAGAGATAAGTTAACTAGAATAGAAGATTTAAAGTACCAACAACTTAAAGCAAAAGGTTTAAGTGACGAAGCAGCAAAAAACATTTCTGAAAAGTACGCAACAGAGATGGCAACAGAGTTATCGGTAAAACGTACTCTTGATTTTGTTGATAATCCTAACGTTAGAACTAACTTTGCTTGGTCTATGAGAAACTTTGCACGTTTTTATCGTGCAACAGAAGACTTCTATCGCCGTGTTTACCGTATGACTGTTAAAAATCCACAATCTATTGTTCGTTTACGTTTAGCATCAGATGGTTTAGACCATTCAGGGTTCATTCATACTGATGATAATGGCGATAAGTATTTTGTTTTTCCAACTGATGATATTTTAACTGCCGTTATTGCCCCTGTAACAAAATTGTTAACTGGTAAAAGTTTACAAACACCTATGCCTTTACAATTTACCTATAAAGTTAAAATGCTTACACCTTCTTTAGACCCGCAATCTTCTATTCCTACTCTTTCTGGTCCTTTGTCTGGTATTTCTATGATGGCTTTGCAAAGACTTATGCCTAATTTTATGGGTCCTGTTAAAGACCGTGTACTTAGTACAGCACTTGGTTCTCGTTCTGCTAATGCTCGTTGGACTGATGTTATTCTTCCTTCTAACGTTCGCCGTGCTGTTGATGCTTTAAATCAAGATGAGCGTGATTCACAGTTTGCTTCCGCTGCACGTAAAGCTATTGTTTATATGGCAGCAAATAAACAACAATTACCTCTTAATGCTACTGAAGAACAAAAACTTGCATACCGTCAAAAAATTGAAGGTATTGCCGCTAACATTGTTGTTACTCGTTTCTTTCTTGGTTTAGTTTCTCCTGTATCTCCACAAATAGGTTTTGGTAAAGACATACCAGATTATTTAAAAGATGCTGGTAATGTTAACTTTAAAGCAGAGTTTAATAAACTTGTTAATGAGGTTGCCGCAACAGGTGAACCTGATGCTTATAACATTGCTTTGCAAAAATGGTCTGCTGTTAACCCAGGTTTATTAGCTTATACTATTGGTGAAACTGATGCTAATAAAATTGCTACTATTAAGAAAACCAAACAAGCTGCTGATTGGGTTCGTTCAAATCGTGACCTTATTCAAAAGTATCCTGAGGGTTCAGGGTTCTTTATTCCTTACACTGGTGATTTTAATTTTGATGATTACACTTTCTTAAAACGTGAAGGTTATACTGAGTCTGTTCCTGTTGAGGATTTCTTAAAGCGTGTAACTGTTGCTCAAGACAAAGAAGCATATTACGATTTAAAGAAAACTTTTGATGACAAATTAGAAGCAACTGGTTCTCCTTCTTTGAAAGCAAATATTCGTGACCAATGGTCAAAAGTTAAAGAAGATTTCTTAGTTGATAAACCTTTACTTGTTCAAGATATGGAAACAAGGCAAAGTGCTCAACAAGTTAAAAATTCTTTGAATGACCTTCGTTCTATGATTTCTTCTGGTGAAGCACCAAATACTGGTTTAACTCGTAAGTATAATGATATGATTACTATTTACGATAAAGCTCAAAGTGTGTTAGATGTTTTGACAAGCAATACTAAAGTTCAACGTAATCAACGTGAGATTATTCGTCAACGTGCATATCAACAAATTCAAGATATTTCAGCTGGTGACCCTCAAGCGGAAATGGCTGTTCGTGTTCTATTTACTAGGTTATTAGGAGTTTAATGGCTGACATTGTTTACGATGCGGAAAAAAACGCTAAGGAATACAAAGACCTTAACGTTCAAATTAATGCTTTAAAGAAACGCATTAAGAATTTAAAAGTACAAGACAGTCAAGCAACTGTTGATAAGACTGTTGAAATAAACGCCGCTAGTGCCGAACTTGAAAAGTTTGAAGAAAAACGTAAAGCCAATAGAGAAGCTTCTCAAAAGTATATTGAATCAACTCAGGTTGAAGCAAAGACTAAAAAGACTACTAATACAATTGATAGTTTAAGCAAAGAAATTGATTATATCAATAAAACGGGTAATGTTAAACCTACTAAAGACCAACGTGCACCTGTTAAAGCAAGTGATGAATACTTACAAAACTTAATTCAAAAACGTGATTCCCTTAAAACTGGTACACCTACTGGTCCTGCAGGGGTAGTAGAAATTGCTGCAACTACTGGTAGCACAGGTTCAAGGGTTGGGGCTTTTGATTCTGGAACACCTAATGCTATTTCTGGAAAACCTGAAGATATTATTTTGGGTGTTAATCTTACTGATGGCAGTGTTGGTCAGGTAGATACTGGTCTTTTCAATGTTCCCGGTATAACTGATTCTGTTCTTTTTTTAAGTGACCCTAGAGGTAATGGAAAGTATTCTCGTCCTAAAAGTGTTAGCGAATATCGCAAAAACATATATGCTTGGACACCTGAATCTGTTGTTGCTTATAAAAAAGCAATGAACTATGGTAATACTTCATCTTTTGTTGACTCTAAATTTGCTGATGCTGTTGTTGCTAAAGCACAAGAAGTTTCTGAAAACAATTACTATAATGCTTTAAATGGTAAACCTGTTCAAATTGCTGTAGAAAACTTTATTGCTAATCCTGGTAAATATGGCGCTTCTTTTGGTTCTGGCGGAGTTACTGTTAAAGCAGAAGAACTTAAAGCTAAAACTGCTACAGTTAAACAATTAACCACTGAACTTGGTGTAACCCTTTCAGATAAAGAAATTAAAGACCTTGCATACAAGTATGCTTCTGGTGCTATTGACGCTAACACCATTAAATATCAAATTGCTAAAGCTGGAGATATTGATTACACTAAAGGCACAGCTGCTTCTATTTTAACTGAGTTAAAGAAACTTGCTGCAGATAATGGTATTAGTTATAATGATACTTGGTTTCAAACCGCTGCGAGTAATATTATTACAGGTCGTTCAACTTTAGAAACTTTGAAAGCTGATATTAATAATCAAGCTAAAGGTTTGTATTCTGCTGAATCTATCCAAAAGGGTATTGATGCAGGGTTTAGTGTTCGTTCTCAAGCTTCACCTTATATTACTTATTTAGCTAATATTCGTGGTGCTGACCCAGAGTCCATTAGTTTAAATGACCCTTTCATTAGTCAAGCGTTTACTGCTCGTGACGATAAAGGCAATCCTACTGTTATGTCCTATTTTGATTTTAGAAAAAATGTTAGACAAAATGACCCTCAATGGGGTTATTCGGATGAGGCACAAACTGAAACAACTTCTATGTTGCGTAAGTTTGGTCAAGTATTTGGAAAGAGTTTCTAATGGCTAAACCAACACGTAATGAGTATTTGCAAACCCGTCTTGAAGAAGCTAAGAAAATTAATCCTAATGTTAGTGTTGCTATTCCTACAGGTACTATTTCTAAAGCTAAGTTAACTGAACTTGATGCTGCTTTAAATAAAGTTATTTACCCTTCAGGTCAATATGGTGAAACCGGTCCAGCTTACAAAGCACCTGACCCTAACGCTGCTGCTAATGCTGCAACTGCAGCTGAAAATGCTGCCAATAAAGCTGTTCAAAGACAAAACTGGAAAGAAGTATTAAAAACAACCCTTGAAGGTTGGGGTCTTCCAACTCTTGTTTCTGTAGCACAAGGTTATATTGACAATAACTATAATGCTGACACAGCTATTCTTAAACTTCAAGAAGCACCAGAATACAAGCAACGTTTTTCTGGTAACGTTAAACGTGCAGCTAAAGGTTTACCTGTATTAGAACCTGGAACTTATCTTGATTTAGAAAACCAATATCGTGCAACAATGCGTGCCGCTGGTTTACCTTCAGGTTTTTATGATGACCCTTCAGATTATTCAGATTTTATAACTAACGATGTTTCACCTTCAGAACTTCAATCACGTGTAAATATTGCATCATTATCGTTAGATAATGCTGACCCATATTACACACAATCTTTACAAAACCTTTACGGTTTAAATAAAGGTGATATGATTGCTTACTCTTTAGACCCACAACGTGCTTTACCTCTTATCAATAAGCAAGTTCAAGCCGCACAGTTTGGTGCTGCAGCTAGTCGTCAAGGTATGAGTGTTGATTTGTCTTCTGCTGAACAGTTTGCTGGTCTTGGTGTTTCACAACAACAAGCAGAATCTGGTTTCCAACAGATAGGTCAAATGATGCCTGCTGCTGAAAAGCTTTCAAACATTTATGGTGGCCGAGTTGGTGCTTATGGTCAAGAGCAAGCTATGGCTGAAACCTTTGGTGGTGCGGGCGGTGCTGAGGCAGCGTTACGCCGTAAGAAACTTACAGATTTGGAACAAGCAACATTTTCTGGTTCTTCAGGAACCGGTAAAAGTTCTTTTGCTAAACAGCAAACAGGACAATTTTAAAAGCCTGCTAGGCGCACCGGCACCTAGAAGAGTAACCGAAGACCGGCAGTAATAGCCGACACATATTCCCCTGTATGCGTTGTGGATTACGACTAAATGAAAGGGAGTGGCTGCAATGGCCAACCAATATGATGATGACGATTACGAAGTGGAAGATAACGGCCCAGCCGAACTTCGCAAAGCGTTAAAGAAAGCACAAAAAGAACGTGAAGCTGTAGAAGCTGAACTTTCTAAATTGCGTGGAGATTTACGCTCACGTACCGTCAGGGATGTATTGGAATCTAAAGGTGTTAATGCCAAACTAGCGAAGTTAATTCCTAGTGACATTACTGCACCAGAGGAGATTGATGCTTGGTTGAACGAATACAGCGATGTATTTGGTACACCAGTTCAATCTGCCGAACCTGTTAATAGCGCCGATATTGAATCAGCAAGAAGAATTGATGCTTCAACATCTACTGCTTCAACTCCTCAATCAAATGAGGATATGTATGCAAAGTTGATGAACGCAACA